AGATAACGAGCAAGTAATGACTTACTTGGATTAGTAACAACTGTCAAATCAGAAGATCTAACATTAAACTCACGCTCAGAAGAATGTTCTGCCCATGCTTTTAGTTCACCCTTTGAGTCTACCACATAAGGTTCAATCATCCATACATCAGGGTCACCTGGTAAACTGTCACTACCTTCTATTGGTTCTACTTGAGCAACGATCCACTCATCATGCAGTTTTATCAGGTTCGCTGTCAGTTCCATTAGTTTGTTCCTCAGTAAAGAATAGATCTTTGTCAGTAATATTATATTGTGCTAGTTCACCCACATAGTTGGTAAGTATTCCATCATCAGGGAATGTTACACTAACGATATGTTCACCATTTACTTTAAATTCCTGAATAGGAGTGAATGGACACCAGCGAGAGTATGTGATGGGGATAGTACCATCTTCATTTGTCTTACCTAATGCAAGAGAAAAAGGATATAACATTTTATATCCAACAACTTTATTCTCTTTGTCTTTAACATCACCAAACAAACAGAGAACTGTTTCTTTAGTCGATAGCATTACCAGGCGAATATTGTGGTTCGTCCGTAATTGTGGTGGAGTTTGTTTCGTCTGCTCCTGTGGTGTCTCTGTCATTTTGACCGTATACCTCTCGTTTTTCAGTAATTTTGTTTTTGTATGCTTCTGCCAATCCTTTTTCAGGATTGCTGATAGTCATTACACTATCATAAGGGATCTTGAATTGCCAGTCGGAAGAGTATGGATTCCATTTGCTAAACCTAATCTGGTATTCTGCACCAACTTGTTCAGTAATATACTGTGGTGTAGAACCATCCATTTGTAGGATATATGGTTCTTCCATGAGAAGACAGATACCTTTACGGTCTGCACCTTCCTCATCGAAGATCTCTTTCAACTCAGCAATGACACGATCACCAGTCTTTAATGTAAGAATAGATACTGCCATAATCGGAATGAGTTTGCTTATATTTTACCATTAAAAAAGGGCACCGTCAAGTGCCCCTTGATATTTTATTTAGAACCACTTCTTACGCTGTTGTTTTTCGGGTAGTTCTTTCTTTAGAGTAATGGTCAGTAGACCATCCTCAAAATCTACTTTCTCAACTTCCACGTCATCTGACATTTGCCAGTTGCGTTTGAATGCTCTCGCTGAGATTCCTTTGTGTGAATACTTTCGTTCTTTATCTTCTGCCTTGAGTGCAGAGACTGTTAGAACATTTCGTTCAGTTTCGACTTCAATATCTGCAGTTCTAAATCCTGCAAGAGCAACCTCAAGTATGGTTCTCCCATTGTTTCCGTCAACCACATTGTACGGAGGGTAATTAGATCCACTACCTGCAATAGCTTCAAGTCTACTGAATGTTTCATTAAGTCCGATTGAATATGGGTTATATGTTTCCCAATTAAATGTTACCATTGTCCTATAAAAGCGACGTTTACTAATGCGACCCCTAAGGCATCGCAATAGTATTTAATCATTATGATACTAATTATACAAGTCGGTCTCTACGAATTTATGTTTCGGTTTTCTTCCTACCTATATTATACTTGCTTTCTAATGTCCAATCGTTCTTCTCTTTAAATGAAAGAACTTTAATCTGGTTCAGTGGTGCCAGATCAGAAATTTGTTCTACATTTACTACACTAAGAAGTCCCCAGTCACTTAAAAGTTGTACAATACGATTACGACGTTGTACATCATTCAATGAAAGATTTGTTTTCTTTCCATCAAGTGCGAAGAGTTCCTTGAAATGGACTATGTAATACTTACCTTGCTTGTGTAGAATATGACATGATTGATAGATCTTTTTTTCTTTACGTGATGCAACACCAATTCTTGTTAGTGTCTCTCTTACCTTTAAGAAATCGTCTGGTTCACCAAGAACCACTTCTACCATATCAGTTTGTTTCCACTGAATTTCGATAACTTCATCACTCATTGTCTGCCACCTTTGTTTAATATTTTTGCAATGTGATCTAGTTGATCCTTGGTGAGAATTCTAAGAGCTTGTAGAGCCTTATCGTCATTATAACCATAATACTCTTTTACTAACTCAAGATAATCAATAGAATCTTTACGTGCCCAAGGAGAGAAACGCTTCCTTGGCTTCACACTATTTAGTAAAAAATCATACTGAAGCTTGTTTGGTAGATGAGAATTCCTATTCATCTCATTAACAAACAGAATAGTATCAGTGAAAGAAGATAAACATCTGTTGACTACATATGCAGGATATTTTCTAATAGCATCCTTATCATCATCTAGTATATTCTTTTTGGATTGATTGATTGAGTAAAGATAGTCTTTGAGTTGGTACATTATTCCAATGGCGGATTACTCCGCTAATAATAAAACAATTAGTGATAAGATAAGAAAGAAAGATAAGAGATCGTACAATGACAATAGTATTATCATACCTCTGCGTCTTCGTATCAGCGAAAGAACCCAACGCATACTTCCATATCCTCCATAGTTTAGTCATTTAAAAACAGCGGTGACACTAACGACTCTAGCGTTAGGATTTCTTGCAAGAGCAACCTCACGTGCTTCTTGGTAGTTGCGACAAACAACATCTTCTGTAAAGACTGTTCCAGCAACATAGAGTTTAACTTCGCACTTCATAATTTGTTAGGACTAATTCCTTTCTTGATGCTTGATCTGTATTATAGCACCCCACAGACCTCATGGTGTAAGTGTGTGCAAATTCTCCAACTGACCACTCCTTGAAACGATCCTTGACAAGTTGGGAACTATTATATGATATTAGCATAGGAGATGTAAAGGTATCACAATCAGAAGCAAAGTGATCATGATCAAATCTTTTATGCATATCACCTTTCTTACCATAAAGATTATCCTTAATATCATAAGGAGGGTCTAAGTATGAGAATACATCTTTCTCATCAGTTAGCATTCTCTCATAAGAAAGATTTGTTATTGTCCAACTCTGTATCAATTCTTGATATCCTGTAAGTTTCTCAATGCCACGTACTGAGAAGTTGGAGTCTGATGCCTGTGCAGAAAATGATGAAGACTCAGTGAGACCACTGAAGCTACACTTATTAACGATATAAAAAGCGACGGCACGAGCAAGGTTAGATTTTTCTTTGTCATTAATAACATCCTTCATTTCTAGAAACAAACATCTTGCTGAGTCTTGGTTGCAATGTACTGCCTTAAGACTCATCAATTCTTTCTGTAGATCTACACCATTGTGTTGTAGTTCACACCAGAAATTATAAAGGGGTTCATATAAGTCATTTGCCCATATCTCTATGTGAGGATATCTCTTTGTAATTTCTAATGATACAGACCCACCACCTAAAAAGGGTTCACGAAACTCTCTCACATGAGAAAGGTCTGGAAGATACTGTAGTAACTTTACTACTGCTCTACTCTTACCACCAGGATAACGTAGTGGAGTCTTTAATGATTTTGTTGTCTTCATCACAGGTTCATCATAAAATAAGGTTTCTGAAAACTAATGTTAAAAGATAAACTTATTCTATCATCATCTGTCTCGTTTGCATATACCCCATGATTAAGAAATCCAGGAAACAACATAAGCATACCTGGTTGAGGAGTTATCCTAACACTCTGTGCTGTATGATTAAGTATAAAAGAGTTTACCTGTTGTGCTACAGGACACTCAATAAAAAACTGACCTTGATCTCCCTTTACCTTATGGTAATAAACACCAGCAATTTCGTGATGGGCATGATTATGAATATGTGCATAATCACCCTTACTAAATTTGGAAATCCATGAAGCAGCAATAACGTAGTTTGCTCGACCATTGTAATCCAATGATTCCTGAAATTTAATTCCTTCAAGGAACTTACCAACATGCCTAAAAATTTCATTCTTGGTAGTCTGCATTTTATCGATAGGATTATCAACAAAATTAGGATCAGAAAGTTTGTGATTGTTACCCCAATTTGGATTGGTTTTAAAATTACTACTTTCTACCAATTCCGCAACCTCTTCCTGAATATCATCATAGTGATCTACATTAGAATAATATAAAGGTGTTGAAAATAAACTATCAATTGTCATTGTTTTCCTTTGGGTAATAATAAAGTTCTTGTTTATGTTCCTTCTTTGGTTTAGTCTTTGGTGCTGATTTGGTCGTTGGTTTACGTAAACGAGAGTTAGCACCCTTGATGTTTACATTCTTCCAGTTCATACCATTAGAATACTTATTGTCACTTGGGAGTTTAGTAACAGTTTCTTCAAGATCAACCTCTTCCTCATAATCAATCATCAAATCTGGTGAGTGTAAAGAGTAGATAGTTTCACCCCACTCTTCCTGTAGTAACTTAGTTGGTCTCTCATAACAATAAAGTTGGTTCAACTTTTTGTCCATATAAACATTTACCTTATTTGCCGCAATAAATTCCCAACTAAATTCTTTGAACCATAAGTTTAGATCTACATAAGCATCATCTATATGATCATCAACCTGAGTTCTAATCTCATTCTTACCAAAGGTTGATTTTGACTTTCCTAATTTCAGATAGTAACGTGTTTTTTTCATTTCCAAGATTCCTTAATAATTTGAACTACATGGGAGAAGTCTCCTGTGTAAGAAGCTTTCCCTAAATTAAACACTCTAAGAGTTAGAGCAACATTATCAAATGTGTATCCTTTCTTATTCTCCAATCTATCTACAGATATTGCTAATGGATGTCTTGTTATGTAATTGTAACTTTCATCTAAAACAATATCAGACCAATGACATTTACCATCTTGATCTTGAAACTTCCTGATCAAATCATCAGGAGTAAGTTCAATGTCTTTGACAGTTAAACCTTGACCCTTATTCTTTCTAGCAGCATTTCTGGTCTGACCAAATCTGATATTAGATATCAATTTTTTTGCTGTTTCTAGTTTCATTAGAATGATTGATAAAAAGGATTCTTTATTTCAGGATGAACAAAGTAAGATTTACTATAAGGTTTTCCATCTTTCATACCATGCTCATGTACAGGAACCATAACCCTATGTTCAATAAAGGTTGCTTGATGAGGTGGCATTGGTGGTAGATGATATGCAAATGGCATTAGTAAAACCCACGTTGATTAAAATCTCTACCAACTTCAATTTCAATAGAATCAAAGACTCTATTCAATGATCTGGCAAATGATCTATATCCAGAACCAACATATAGTTGTCCTAGTAGAACTGTTCCTGTTGCTACACCCCAGAAGATGTAATAGAATTTAGATTTCACTTGGTTTCTTAGTTTTTCTTTGTTAATCATTTGAATTCACAACTCATCATAATTTCGGTTAGACATGCAAGCATGTTAATTTCCTGATCGGGAACAACAGCAATGTCACGCATATATTTGGCGATGATAAGAACTGCTTCAGGGATTGAAGCAGGTTTCATAACACTATAGATGTTATCATAAACCTTACGCATCACCATACTAGGATCATTGTCCATGTGTTGAATGACCCATCCCTTGACAGTCTTAAAGTCTTTCTGCTTTAATGCCGAAAGAAGACTATCAAGATTAACATCAGCGACATCAACGAGTATAGCAGAGTCAATGGATCCATTAGCAGCATAGCGTTGACACTCATTGATAGTCCTACGCCAATCAGGATAATACCTCCTAACAAGTTTAGCCAGAACCTTATCTTCAAATTTAACATTTTCTTTTGTGAGAATAGTTTTAAGGCGATTGAAAAACTCACCTTGCAGTTTCATTGATTGCTCAGGTTTGATTCTAAAATCAATAACTGTACAACGTGAATGCAACGGTTCAATAATTTTATTAATGAAG